TGTGAACACGGCGGTACTGAGGTGGGAACGCATAAGGCGAAGCAACTATATCAGGAAGAATGGATGCGTCCCTTGTTCATGTTTGGTAGTGAGAGTCATGGAATGCCCGCTGTTGTTGCAGATAATCCACACTTCTATAAGCTCAGCATTCCTCAACGTGGTGTTCTTCGCAGTTTCAATGTATCAGCAGCAATGAATATCATTTTATGGGATTACATCAAGGAGATGTATATATGATATGTAATGAGTGTAGGCAAAATAACCTACGAAGCAAGGTCTATATCATGGACAGCTTCTATGATTTAATTGAATCACAAGATAGATTTTTCGATGAAGATGGCAAGTGGCACTGTCATGACAACAATGCCACAACTATACAATACAAATGTTCTAACAATCATGAATGGACACAGGTGAAATATGCATCATGTTGGTGTGAAAATTAAAGAAGCATCCGTATTATTCTTTATTCAAATATTAAGTTACACCATTTGGTGTATCAACTTCCGTGCCGTGGCTGATGCACATTACCATACAGCTGCCATGTCTGACTTCATGATTGCATCCATCCAATTCTTTGTGATTCGCAAAATTTCTCATGGTCAAGACCATGCACATCAATGGGCTGGTTATGCTTTGGGAAGTGTGGTGGGTAGTTATCTAGGCATTTGGATTTCCGCATCATTCTTGGGGGGTTGAAATGAATCCAAGATTCAATGTTAAAATTCCTGATGAGCTTAAACAAGACATCATTAATTTTTCATTGTGTGATAACAATGAAGTTTATTTCAATGTGAACAGAAGCAATGATTTATACCATCGCAGGAGATATTGTGTTATTAGCAATCATCCCCATTTACTTTTGTGTAAAAATATTGAACAATTTTCCAAACAAGCATATGCAGAAATAGGTGTGGATAATTTTATACCTGAACACATATATGGTAATTTTATTGGTGTGAATCTACATGATGGCAATGTCCACTTACACAGGGATCCAAGAAATGATAAGGGATTTATTCATACTAGATTTAATTTTTTAGTGCAGAAGCCTGAACAAGGCGGTGAACCTGTCATTGATGATGTCTTGTATCCCATGGAAGAAGGGCAGGCGTGGATTAATTTGGCATCAGAATGGTTGCATGGATCCACACCCGTTGTTGGAGCCAGAGCTAGAATAGTATTAAGTTTAGGTGCCTATGTTCATCCGGGTGTGATAAGATATCTTCAAGACAAAATGGAGAATGGAGTATGCACTTGACAAAAGAACAACTTCTTGTTATGTTGAAGAAGGCTTATATGCGAGGTGTTTATGAACACATGGAACAACGATATCGTAAGCCGGATAGTCCGATAAAAGATTATCCAAATATTCCCATTTCTGACCATATTGTGAGCGATTTAATTCAGGAGGTTCTATGAAGCCCGTTAGTCCACGATATCCTACGTATGTAATTTACGAAGGATATGATAGAGCTTTGGCCTTGGAATCTGTAGGACAAGGTTGGGCTCCGTTAATTAATGAAGTGTTTGATTACATGGAAAAGAATCCTTCTCCTACCAAGGTGATTCAAGTCAAGGAGAAGTTTGGTGGGCTTCGCGTGTACACAGATGTCATGGATGATGGTCTGGATACCATTATTCGTTCTGTTGGAAAGCGAAGTTTTGAAGTGTGTGAGGATTGTGGTAAGCCAGGTGCACTTCGTGAGGGTAGTTGGTATCGCACACTATGCGATACTCATGCAGATGGCAAAAAGAAAATCAAGGTATAATTATGGAAGACATCAATTATAAATTCAATGAAGATAGAATCTTAAATGAATTACGGGCATATATTGATGCCACATATGGTGAACATTATTCACACACTAAGTTTCAATCTGCCGAATTCATTTTCGACAATGGACATGGTGTGGGGTTCACTGTTGGTAACATCATGAAGTATGCACAACGGTATGGTAAAAAGAACGGATACAATCGCAAGGACATCTTGAAAATCATTCACTATGCTATTATGTTACTATATGTACATGATGAAGGACAACATTTAAACACCACTGAGGAGTAACGGTATGAAGATTAGCAACAAAACACTTTCTCTACTACAGAGTTTCGCACAAATTAGCAGCAACTTGCTTGTGAAGCCTGGTCAGAAGTTGGCAACACGAAACGCTGTAAACAGCATTCAAGCACGTGCTGTTGTTGAGGAAACATTCCCACAGCAGTTTGCCATCTATGATTTGAATCAGCTTCTATCTCTTATTTCCGTGTCACATAATCCTGACATTGAGTTTGGAGATAAGAGTCTAACCATTCGTTCCGAGAACGGCGGTGAGATTGAATATTTCTATGCAGATGAATCATTGGTGACAGCGCCTAATGAGAATCCTCCTCAGCTTGAGGATGTTTATACATTCAAGATGACGGCATCTGACATTCAAACCATTGTCAAGACAGCTAGCATCGTGTCAGCAACCATGTTGAACATCGTGTCTGAGAAGGGTAAGGTGACACTTAGCATCAATGACCCGAAGAACTCTACATCACACAGCTACAAGAAGTCTCTTGGTGACTCTGACAAGGTGTTCAATGTGAAGATGGCAATTGACAGCTTCAAGGTGGTGGCTGATGAATACAATGTTCGTGTAGCAAATGCTGTCGCCAAGACAGGCAAGGTGTTGGTGTTCTTCTTTGAATCTACAACTTCTGATTTAACATATCTTATTGCGGCTGATTCTACATCCAAGGTGTAATCATGCAAGCAAATCGTGAGCAGTTTCTTTGGGTTGAGAAGTATCGTCCTCGGACCATTCGTGATTGTATTCTGCCTGACAATTTAAAAAACACATTCCAGGAGTTTGTGGATCAAGACAACATCCCTAATATGTTGTTGTCTGGCACAGCCGGGACAGGCAAGACTACAATTGCACGGGCTCTGTGTGAAGAATTAGGGTGCGACTACATCATCATCAACGGCTCGGAAGAGTCTGGGATTGATGTATTGAGAACAAAAATTAAAGACTTCGCAAGTACTGTTTCGTTGGCCGGCAAGGTCAAGGTTGTGATACTTGACGAGGCAGATTATCTCAATCCTAATTCCACACAACCCGCTCTCCGTGGATTCATTGAGGAGTTCAGCAAAAATTGTCGGTTCATTTTCACTTGTAACTTCGCTAACAGAATCATCGCGCCGCTTCATAGTCGGACCACAGTGATTGATTTCCGTTTGACAAAGCAAGACCGTCCACAAATGGCAGCAAAGTTTTTCAAGCGTGTTGTGGACATTTTGAATCAAGAAAACATCACACACAATCCCAAGGTGGTGGCTGAGATTGTGAACAAGTATTTTCCTGATTATCGTCGTGTGTTGAATGAACTTCAGCGGTATTCAGCTTCTGGTACTATTGATGAAGGCATCTTGGTGAACATTTCAGATGCCAACTTAAAGGAGTTGGTGTCCGCTCTTCGTGAAAAGGATTTCAAGAAGATGCGCACTTGGGTTGTGAACAACTTGGACAATGACCCGAACGTGTTGTTCCGAAAGTTGTATGATACATTGTTGACTGAAGTGGTTCAAGTTCCTCAATTGGTTCTTCTGTTGGCTGATTATCAGTACAAGGCGGCATTCGTGGCTGATGCTGAAATCAATCTTGTGGCGTGTCTCACAGAAATCATGGCAGCATGTGAGATGAAGTCATGACCGAGAAGAATCTTGATGGTGAATTCATCAAGGATTGGGTTGTAGAAGAAGATTATAAAATGACGAAAATCAGTCCTTTTGATTTCGTGAATGCCATACATTACACAAAAGAAAATCTCATCGTTGATGATTGGAGTGAGAAGCAATATAATCCGTTTGTAGTAAACAAGTCATTGAGTTTCGGGGCTGATACTGTCATTCCCGCTAATGAAATGAATAGTCGTCCCCATCTGGAAAAACGCCTCCAGTTCGACTTCCTTATAAATACCATTAGACCTCGTAAGCGGTTTAACAAATGGTTAAAGGCTGAGAAAATTGAAGACCTTGAAGTGGTGAAGCAGTATTATAATTACAATACTGAAAAAGCCTTACAAGCTCTGAGAATTCTATCACCTGAACAAATAAATACAATTAAGGAACGATTGAACACAGGTGGTTTAACAAATGGCACATGATTTAATTAATATACCAAGTATCCCAGGATACACACCTTTAGAAGTGAAATTGGTGAATCAAGATGATTTTCTAAAGGTTCGTGAAACGCTCACACGTATTGGTGTGGCTTCACGCAAAGACCAAACTCTTTATCAAAGCTGTCACATCTTGCACAAGCAAGGTAGATACTTCATTGTTCATTTCAAGGAACTATTTGCTCTTGATGGCAAGCAAGCTGATTTGTCTGACAATGATATGCAACGCAGAAACACCGTGGCACATCTTTTGGAAGATTGGGGATTAGTGGAGATTGTAAACGCTGATGATTGCGAAGATACAGCTCCATTATCACAAATCAAAGTATTGGCATTTGGTGAAAAGAAGGATTGGAACTTAGTGGCTAAATATAATATTGGAAAAAAGAAGTAACACTTGATTGTAGGGGTGTTAGGAGTTAAATTAACCTTAGATACGCCGACAGGGTATCACTAACACATTCGCTCGAAAGGAGGAATTATGACACGTACCTATACATTCAACACATCATCTCTTGGTGGACCATGGGCAATCGGATTCGATAACCTATGGGATCGTTTGTCAAGAATTGAAACGATTAACAGTGATGGCAATTATCCACCATATAACATCATCAAGCACGATGCTGAAAATTGGAGCATCGAATTGGCTGTGGCTGGGTTCAAGCGCAGTGAACTTGATGTGGAATTGGCTGAAGGTGTTCTCACCGTATCAGCCAAGGCAGAATCATCTGATGAAAAGGAATATGTTCATCGGGGTCTTGCCAAGCGGGCATTTGTCCGTAAATGGACACTTGCTGATGACGTAGTAGTGCGTGATGCTTCCGGTGATGTTGATGTGCGTGAGTACACCGTAGAGATTGACACACCACTGATGGTGATGATTGTTCCCAATGAGAAGGGACAATACAGCGTGGGACTTGCGCCGTACATGATTTTTGCGGCCAGCAGAAAGTTCTCGTTTGATAAGAATCACATCATCCTGTTCACAGAACCCGCAGATGAACTGCGTAATCAATACCACAACCTCACAGGAAAGGGTATTGTGGTCCCATCCAAGCCTAAGATAGAGCTTGTCCCATGAAGAAACTATTAGTGGGTTATGATGTTATGACCTACAATGGGGAAATACCCAATTGTCTAGATAGTAAATTTTTAGAATCACTTCAGAAGGATAGCAATTTTGATTTTAAAAATTCTGGAGATAAGTTTGCAAAAACTTGGGGACATCACTGGACTTTATATAACAGTGGCTTCTGGGATAATTTCATAGACAAAAAATCTGTTTATGAAATTTTAAAAAACTATTCTAAAGAAAGATGGTTCTATCTTGTTGAACCGTTTGGAAATTTAGAAATTTTTTTCGGTAATAACAATCAACAAAAACTCTTGTTGGAAAATATTCCAGATGTTGTATTAAAAGAAATACAACACGGTAATGCCTATTTGCTTATCAATTACATTATTGATGGGGGATTAGGTATGACCCAAGAGAACTTTAAAAAAATAATCAATTACACAAAAAAGAATTGGATTCCGGATCATAAAGTCATCCTCATTTTTCAAGACTTTAAATTAGCAGAAAACATGAAGCAACTTAATAGTGGCTACAAAGTTTTTGATTTCAACTTAGCATTATTAAATAAGGCTCAGGAGTTTGTTAACATATTAAACAATCCATATTTTTCTTATTGGGGTAAAAATGGTCATGACCCGCAGTTTGGTTATGTGGGAGAAACTCGTAGCACAGTAGCGACTTATGATGAGTTTGAAAAATCTATTGGCAAGGACAAAAAAGATTTTCTTTTTCTTTGTCGTAGATGGAAACTTCATCGTTTAAGAGTTATGAGTGTGTTACATAAACTAGGGTTAGATAATAATCTTGTATCCTGGGATCAAAGATTTTTTCAAGAATGGCAAGAAGATATTGCAAGATTCAAACAAGTTGATGACAACCATGAACTAATAGAACTACTTAGTACTACATCTAATTTTTTGGACACACAAGATTTAATTAAAATTGCAGGGTACGGATTTGAAGAAAAATCTTTATATTTAAAAAGTTATATTAGCATTGTAGGCGAGAGCGTGTTTTTTCAACCAGACACTTCCTTTCCGTCAGGTTATTTAAGTGAAAAAATTTGGAAGCCTGTAGGACATGCACAGCCATTCATTTTACTTGGACCTCATAAATCTTTATCCTATTTAAAAGAGATAGGATTTAAAACATTTCATCCATTTATTGATGAATCATATGATGATGAGGTAAATGGTATGAATAGATTGGAGAAAATTTTAACTGAGATTAAAAAATTCGCCAATAAAACCAAACAAGAAAAGGATGAATTTTTACACAATGTAAAAGATATTGTTAAACACAACCAGGATAAGTTTTTAACCTATCCAAAAATGTTTCATGAGGATTGTAATAGAATTATAGACAGCATCAGTGCTTGACAAACATCTATGTAAATGTTATATTATCAAAGTATTCAAGTCCCGGGAGAGGATGAATGACTATGAAAAGTTTTTACACAAACGTGATGCAATTTGGAAACAAGATTCTTGTTCGTGAAGTGAGAAATGGGAAGCGTGATGCCATCAAGGTGGAGTTTCGTCCCACGCTGTTCATTAAAGCAAAGAACGAAAGCAAATATAAGAGTTTGTTTGGTGACAATCTTGAACCTATTCAATGTCACGACATCAATGATGCAAAAGATTTCATGAAGAAGTATAAAG